TGGTTAGCGGAGCGTGGACTGACTCCGGATGATGTAACTGGAAGAAAAGATGACTTACAGGCTGCCGGGATCTTCCCCTGGGGAGGAGGGGGTTTGGGGTGAGGGGACCGCAGTCCCTTCCCCCAAGCTCCGGCCTTCCACGCATTTCAAAATGGAGCGGAAGGGCTCCTTTTCACCTTAATAAGAACAACATTTGAAACCGCTCTTCTTTGGTAAGAGGAGAGCGCGGGGTCGACTTTGCAGCAGACGATGTCCCGGATAACTGGAATTTCAACGGTAGTAACCCGTGCCTGCACCACGGCGGTAACTATAACCAGAACCAGAATCACGGGCCGTTCTACGTGAACTACAACAGTGCGTCGAACACGAACTCCAACATCGGCTGTCGCCTTCTTGAAGCAGACGCAGGCCATTGGGCCTGTCGGGTATGGCTGAACCTCCTATCGGTAGTCAGGGTTCCTCACCCTTTCTATTACGCAGAGTTGACCGCGCAGCACTTGCTGACGATGAGCCGTCAGGACACAGCCTGGTACACTTCGGGCCGGGTTTCGCCCCGGAACCACCCGCGGCGATGGAACGGCTGTGAGGCTACAAGGAGGATATTATCCCTGATGAAACGAGTGAGAGTTTACCAACAAATCCTTTCGGAAGACAATCTGCGCCTGGCCATCCGGGAAGTCAATCGGGGACACCGGCGCAACGGCGACCACAGCCTGAATAAGAAGGTTATGGAAATCGAGGCGCATATCGATGAATATGTGGTGAAACTCCGCAAGTTCATCGAAGACCTGGTGACCGGGGACGAGCATATGCATAAACCGCTGCAACGGCGGAAGTGGGACCGGAACGCGGACAGCGGAAAGGGCAAATGGCGGGACATCAACGAGCCGCTCTTGTGGCCGGACCAGTATGTCCACCATGCGGTGTTACAGCCCATGATCCCGCACATCATGCGGAGCATGGACAAATACTGCATCGCAAGCGTGCCGGGACGGGGAAATTCCTACGGGGTCAAGGCCATCAAGAAGTGGATGAAGGGAGACGCCGCCGGCACACGGTACGGCGCGGAATGCGACATCTACCACTGCTTTGAGGAGCTGGACCCGCCGTATGTTATCCAGGCGCTGAAACGGCTGTTCAAGGACCGGGAGACCCTCTGGCTGTGCGACGCCCTGATGGAATACGGCGTACTGATCGGCGCGTTCTTCTCCGCCTGGTTCCTGCACCTGGTACTCCAGCCGCTGGACCTGATGATCCACCAAAGGGAGTACGGCGTCAGCCACTACCTGCGGCAGATGGACAACTTCACCATCTTCGCCTCCAGCAAGCGGAAATTGCGGAAGCTGATCCGGGATATTCAGGCGTGGCTGGCCGACGTGGGACTAAAGCTGAAAGACAACTGGCAGGTCTTTCGGATCGGCTTTACCCCAAGGGTGGAGAAGGCCAGAGAGCATCTGCCCGAGGTCAAACGGCGCCGAAGACGGCCGAGGATTCCGTCGGCGCTGGGCTACCAGTTCGGGCACGGTTACACCATCCTCCGAAAGCACAACCTGTTTCGGCTCAAGCAAACACTGCATTTATATTACTACCGAAGGGATCGAAACCGGGTCATCTCGTTTAAGCGGGCCTCCGGCCTGATCTCACGGCTTGGGCAGCTCCGAAAGTGCGATTGTCAACGGATTTTGGAGCGGTATTACCAGCCGAAGACCATGTTCGATCTTAAGAAAGTCGTCCGAAAAGAGTGCAGACGGCTTCAGAAATTATATCCGCCCTACCAGGCGGCGTGAAAGGAGCGGCACCATGAAAGTACAAGGGATGGTTGACCCCGGCAGTTTTACCGTGGAGCGCATTCCCGGAAGCGGAAGAAGCCTTGTACGGCTTTTCCAGAACGTGACGCCTGTCCAGACCGAGGACTTCACCGGATATGAGTACGACGAGTACCATGTGGAGGTGGAGACCTGGGACGGCATCGCGGCAAACGTGCGGGAGAACTACGAGACGTTCCTGAGAAAGGGAATGGACAACGAGATCGACCGCAGCAATCGGGCACTGTATTCCGCACAAGTGGATACGGATGCCATGAACGTGGACCAGGAATTCCGTCTGACTCTGCTGGAGCTGGGTCTGACGGAGCTGGATATTTAAGAAAGGGGAAAACTGCTATGTTGTACCGAACTTTGAAGCGCATGATCGAGAGAGGCCAGACGGAGGGTATCGAGACGAAGCTCGATATTTTCTATGCCGCCGACAAAATCAGCGAGAGCGAGTATCAGGAACTGCTCGGGATGCTGAGTCCCAAAGCCTAAGCTTTCCAAATTTGCCTGCTTTGAAGGAGGTTGGATGATGGCGGAAGAAAAGAAACCCACCTTTGTCGAGGTGGGTGATCGGTTAACATGATCAGCTATATCGAGTACCTGAACATACCTATCGCTTTAGGTCTGGCTATTATCGGCGTTTTTTTGATCATGCAGATCGTTGGCGAAATTTTGGAGTTTAAGGGGAAAGTCGTTCCCGAGTTCATTAAGATCAGGAAATATTTTGCTCGGAAGAAGCAGGAACGGCAGACCATGCGAGAAATGTCCGCGACGATTCACGATGTGAAGACCGTGTTGAACAGCGTGGAATCCCATTACAGCGAAGATAATATCGCCAAGCGTGACGCCTGGATGAAATGGGTAAATGATAGAGCAGTGGTGTATAATCAGTCCATTGAGGTTCTGAAAGAAGAAATGGATAAGAACACCGAAATCACCATGTCTCTCTACATTGAAAGCAAGCGCAGCTCGATCATAAGTTTTGCCTCGTACTGCGTTTGCCCCGATAATCCTGTGACCAGGGAGCAGTTTAAGCGAGTCTTTCGGATCTATGCGGAATATGAGGAGATCATCAAAGACAACGATCTTCAAAATGGAGAAGTAGACATCGCTATTCGCATCATTCGAGAAGCGTACGAAAACTACTTGAGAAACGGGTCATTTGTCGAGGATGTGCGTGGATACTGATGCGAGTGGATCTGGCCTCTGCTCCTGTATCTAAAGCGGCAGAACGGTGTAAAAAGAGGTGTAGGAGAGTCGATTATTCCTCGATTACTCCTACACCTTGACCGTTTTCACACCGGAAATACGGGATAATTGGTTTTCATTATAGAAACTAACTACACTTTTACCTGCTTCTAAGTGCTGTTAACTGCTGTAATACCAATGGTTTTCAGAACAGATAAGAGTAGTTAAAAGCGGGTAAGTGTAGGTAATTCGTATATTATTTCTGTACCATTCATACAACCATATTCCTACACTTCTTGATGTGGTTGATTTTATTTCTACACCTATACTCCTACACTGAAAGCGAGCTTGGCAAGGTCTATTTTATTTTCTCAATCTCCTCTCGAAGCCAAGTAAATTCGCGGCGCGTGTAGACCTTTTCTGTGATGTCGGAGATCTTGTGACCTACCATATATTTGATGGCATACTCGTCCACCCCATAGCGTTTTGCCATGGTCACAAAGTGGGTGCGACCATCGTGAGGACGGTGCTCGGGGTTTAGTTTCAATTCATCACGGATACGCTCGAAGGCTTTCTGATACCGAGCATAGGTCAACTCAAAGTTCTTCTTGTTTCGGTTGTTGGGGTCTGCCCAGTTAAGCAGATACGGGCTTCCGATTGCTTCTGCTTCTCGATATTTTTTGAGTACCAGGTCCTGAATACGGGAATGAATGGGGACAACACGATTCTCACCGGCATCCGTCTTCATGCCGCCTTGAAATGTCCAGCTCTCTAAATCCACATCCTTTAGTTCCAGTAGTTCCAGTTCCTGAGGGCGCCAGCCGGAGTAGCACTGGATAAGCAGGATGTCGATACCATGTTTCTCATCGATATTATTCCAGAGCAATTCCATTTCATCATCTGTAAAAGCGATATGCCCCTTCTTTACTTTCTGGATCTCTTTGACGGTTTCTTCCGTGAGGTTGAAGGTTCTGGAATAGTTTCGATCCACTAACTCATATTCCAACGCATAGTCCAGCATCATGTTAAACATGGATTTGATTTGGTTCTTCATGGTGGCTGTTGGATGCTGCTCTCTGCCTCGAACAGTGGCCACGCCCTCTTCCATGCAGCCTTTTACATGACGGGCTCGAATGTCCATAACTCGCATCTTGTAAACTGCCGAACAGTAAGGCCAGGCACTGGTCACCGCCTTTGTACTCTTGACGGTCTTTTCGTATTCTGGAAGCCACTTGTCATAGAGCTCCTGCATGGTGATGGCTGTTCCAAGGTCATATGGATTCTTGTTATATTCCACCAGAGCGGCATAGGCATCGTTATAGGTGGCGAAGTATGATTCCGGCTTGAGCGGTTTGCAAATGGGTCTGCCATCAGAAGTTTTCCCCACAGTTACCATGGCTCGGAATGGATTTCTCAAATTACGATTTTTGATCTCACTGATCTGACCAAAGCCATTCGGCAATCGCCGTCGCTTGTTGGATTTGCGAGGTCTTTTTATTTTTTCAGAAGGTTTCAGAGGATATCCGCAATGAGGACAGGCATTTGCCTTATCGCTCACTGGCAATTCGCACTCTGGGCATTGGGTCAGCATAGGTCATCCCTCTTTTTCAAGGCTTTAATTTCTCGGCGTTCGATTTTGTCAACGATACGGCCGCCTACCGCATGGAGTAGAAAAACGCTGCCCGCAAATAGTAGCGCACCCCAGGCTCGCTGATTTTTGTTGTACTCTTTTACGCCGCCCTGCATAGTATAGACTTCATGCAAATGCTTGGCTGGGTTCACGTGTTTCTTCATTGGGTGTCTCCTTTCGCAAGATTTACAGTGGGTTTTATGGAGGTGTTCTATATGAAATACATGACGAATGCACAAATCGACGAGCTTAATTTGCTTTTGGATAAGCATGGAGCGGCTTTGACAGCATTTTATAACGAAGGAATGAGACAAGGCGCCAAAAATGTGATCCATGGTATGATGATTGGCGCGGCGATTATTGCTGGCGTTCAGATCACAAGGGCAATCATCAGAGCACACAAGCAAAAGAACTAAATAGGAATTGGGGTCGCTTAATCAGCGGCTCCTTTTCTTTTTGCCCCTTGCGCCGCCCGCTCTAATCATATATGATAAGTGTACGAATTGTCAAGCATATTCCTACACAATATTTTTGATTAAGATTTGAGGGCTGGATATGGTGATGAACGAGTGCTCCGCCTGTCCCCGGTGCGGCGGACGGTTGAAATACTACGACAGCGTGCCCAGACTGGTACGGACGAAAGGGCGGCAAACCTCCAGAGTTCCCATGCGCCGCCTGCGGTGCTCCGGCTGCGGGGCAATCCACCGGGAACTGGGCGGTCTGTTCTTCCCCTACAAGCAGTACGAGGCCGAAGTGATATTCGGCGTACTGGAGGGGCTTATCACCTGCGAGACACTGGGGTTCGAGGATTACCCCTGCGAGATGACCATGCTCCGGTGGCTTTCGCAGAAAGCACAGCTCCTATTATGGAGAAATCCATAAGCGAAAGGAGTAAATGAGCATGAAACTGACACCTGTGGACCAGATACCAAAGATGAACGGCTATCACAAGCTGCAAGAGCTGATCGAGGAGTTTACGAACGGCGACGCTAAAATCGTAAAGGTGGAATTTAGCGAGACCGATTATAAATCCCCGGCGGTCTGCCGGTCTTGTCTGGCCGCGGCCATCAAGCGGTCGAAGCGTCCGGTCAAGGTATGGCGTCGTGGAAATGAGATATTCCTGAGCAGGGATGTTTGACAAAGGATCGGGGGGGCCGCCGCGCCGGCCTCCTTCCGCGCGCACGTCGCTCCAGT